AATCGACGGCAGGCCAAACAGGTTCTCGAAGCCGAGTTCGCCCGACACCTCGGAAAAGGTGGCGACGACGTTGTAGAGGCTCATGGTGATTGACCATTCGATCAGATCCGGGCGCGAGCGCATGACCTGGCGAAACGTCACCAGGCTGCCCTGGCCGCCGCCGCTGGTCTCGACCCAATACATCAGATCGCGCCCGACGTTATCGACCGCCAGCCGCGCGCGCGGCGCCTGGCCCTCGAAGTCGTCCGGCAGTTCGCAGCGAAACGGGCAGGCGATGTAGACATTGCCGTTGCTGGTCAGATCCTGCGTGTCGTTGACCACGCGCACCGGCTGCGCCAGCGCCGCATGGGCGATCTCGAGCAGGATCAGCGGGGCTTCCGGCATCGATGTGGCGGACAGCGTCGACCGATAGGCAGAGGAGTAGGCGCGGGCCATCAGTTTCCCCAGACTTCGATTTTGAGCGAACGAATCACCCAGAGGTCGTTACTGCCAGCGACCGGGATGGCTTCGATTCCGTCGCCGTTGAACCGCCCTTGCTTGACGGTCCCGCGCACCGGATCGGTCCAGTCAAACCAGTCCGCACCTTCGTGCAAGGTGTCACGAAACCAGACGACGAAGGCGTCATAATCGGCCAGCGACTCGAAATAAATCTGAACCGGCCGGGTGACCAGCACGCGGTAACGCACCCGCGCCTGGCGGGGCGGGCCGGATTCCATCTCGGTGCGCAGCAGGGCGGATTCGCGCTGCTCGCCAAAACCGTCGACAAGAATTCTGGCGTAGGACGGGAATGTCGCCATCAACCTCTCCTGGATACGCCGAAGGCGCTGGCAAAACCTTGGGTCATCGGGCCGTTGCGGCGCTGGTCGTCCTGCACGACCTTGCTGACAAGGACCGCGATGTCGATGCCGCTGCCGTTTTGCTGGGCGGTCGCGGTCGCTTGATAACCTTCTGCGGCGCCGTGGTTTTCGATGTTGATCGATACCTTCGGCGCCAGTGCGTGATTCGGGGTGATATGGCCGCCCATGCCGCCCATACTGAGCAGCTCGGGGCCGCGCTCGCCGACCAGGTAGGTGCTGCCGGCGGAGACGGGGCCGCCGCTGGCGCGCATGCCAGCAAAGGCGGAATCCTGCGCGGCCAGCATGAGCGACTGTTCGCTAAACGGGTTTGTGTTGTAGGTGGCGCCGAAGGCCGTGCCGAGAAATCCGGCAATGCCGCTGGCACCGCCGACGGCTTTCCAGGCGCTGGTCAGGGCCATTTGCGTTTCAAGCCGGATCAGATCCTTGATCATGGCGTTGATCATGTCGCCGAAGCTGACCTTGCCGCCCGTGGCGAAATCGGCAACGGCGTCGCCGGCCGACTGGAAGGCGTTGGTGATGACGATGTCCATGCTGCTTGCCGTCTGCTCGAGGGCGCGGACTTCCTCTTCCGCTTTCTTGGCTTCTTCGGCCAGCGGCATCATGCTGTCCTGGGCGTTCATGACGGCGCGGGCGTAGGTGTCCCAGCTGATGGCCCCGGCGTCGAGCAGCTTGTTGAGGCGCTCGTATTCAGCGGCGAGCTTTTCCGCCGGGCTGCGCGTGGCGTCATAGACGCGCTGGCCTTCGGTGATCAGCGCCTGCTGCGCCTTGAGCGCATCCTGGGCGGCCTTGTCGATGACCTTAGCAGCCTTTACCGCACGATCAGCAGACTTGACGATAGGCGCGGCGATGCCGCCGCCCTGCTCGGCCTTTTGCGCCTCGACCGCAGCAACCTGGCCGATGTTCATGATGCGGTTTTGGAAGGCATCGAGTTCGGCCCGGGCGCGGGCGGCATCTTCCTTCATCATGTCGCCGATGGCCAACGAGCCCTTAAAGTCTCCGCTACCAAAGGCGGCTATTTGGGCCGCGATGCCGCCAATCTCCTGGCCTGTCATCTTGAAGACAAAAGCCACATTGGAGCCGACAACCGCCAGTGTTTCGAAAAGCACTTTCAACGCCTGGGCCGACCCGGTTACCAGGTCGGTATTCTTGGCCAGGCCGAGAAATTCCTCGGATGCTATTTCAAGCGTCGGCAGCATCTGCGCAGCCAGCTGAGTGACCAGGCCTTCTTGTGTTTTCTTGATGCGGGTCAGGTTATCGTTGAAGGACTCGGCGGCGCGGGTGACATCCGTACTGAGCACCATGCCAAAGCTTTCGGCTTCGCTTTTTGCGGCTGCGAGGCCTTCGGCGCCGCCGTTAAGCAGCGGGATCATGGCGGCGCCTGCCTTGCCAAAAATCTCCATGGCCAGCGCAGATTTTTCGGCACCGTCTTTGTAGCCAGCGAATTTTTCGGCGACTTCGGCCAGCACCACGTCGGCGGTCTTGAGGTCGCCATTGGCGCCCTTGACCGAGACGCCCATAGCCTCGAATGCGGGGTTGCCTTCGGCAATCGATTTGTTCAGTTTGTTGATCGATGCCGACAGACCCTCGGCACTGACGCCGGAGAGATCCGCGGCGTACTGCAGGGCAGCCAACGCCTCGGTTGAGACGCCGAGCTGCTGGGCCGACTTGCCCAGCTCGTCGGCGCGATCGATGGCGGCCTTGATGGCGACCGACATGGCGACGGCGCCGGCCGCCATCGAGGCGCCAATGGCTGAGCCGAGCTGGTTGGCCGCCTTCATCATGTCGCCCATGCGCTTCTGCGACTGATAGGCAGCCTTGTCCATCGCGCTGGTGAACTGGGCCGTGTTGGCTGACAGGCTGACGACAAGTTCGCCGAGGGTTGCCATTTACTTTTCCTTAAAGAGTGCCGCCTTGAGGCGGGCAGCCTGGGCGGCCGGAGAATCTTCCAGGACGGGCTCTGCGGCGGGCGCCTGGGCGGTGCGCAGTTCGTAGAAGGCCATCCATTCGGTCAGCTCGCGGCTGCTAACGCGGCGCAGCATTTCCCCGACCGGCAGGCCGAGCTTTTCCGCGAGGGCGAAGTAGAAGCGGCGCTGCGGTCGGGCGATCAGTTTCCCTTGATCTGCTCCAGGTCGGCGCCGGTCAGGGCGTTGAGGCGCTGCGCCACCTTGCAAATGCGCTCCAGGGCGGCGGAGGATTTCCGGCCGAGGGCGGCGACATCGGCTTCGCTAAAAATCCGGTTGCCGGATTCGTCGACCACGGTCGTCATGACCAGCCGGGCGCGGATGTTGTCCAGGTTGGCGCGGGCCTTGCCGCCGTCGCTGCTGACCAGGGATTGCTCCCAGGCGTCGCGGGCTTCGCCGGTCATGGCGCTGACGATGACATCGCCGCCCCACTTGGGGACGGCGACGGTTTCCGTCTTCAGATCGGCGGATTCGAGGATCTGGTCACGATTCAGGATCATGATCAGGACCAGACAACGGGGCCGGAGATGCGCAGGGCAACACTCGAGGTGACCACACCATCGACCGAGCCAGCGCTGGGCAGCGACTTGGCGAAGGCGTTGAAGGTGGCAACCTCGGCATTCGGCAGGATCAGCTTGTAGCTCTTGAGCGTGCCGGCGTTGCGGCTGGCGCGCAGCGCTTGCTGGCCGGGGTTGCTGTTGAGCTGGTGCATCTCGAAGCTGAAGCCGCCCTCATCGACCAGGCCAAGGCGGAATTCCTTGGCGGTGCTGGCGAAGTCGGTGACGTCGATTTCCGAGGCCTGGCCATCGAAGCCGGAGTAGGACTTGACCTCGGCAATGGCGGTGTGGGTGACCGGGGTGGCCGTGCCGCCGGAGGTGTAGGTGGTGTAGCTGGTCGAATCCACCTTGTGCAGGCTGAAGGTGTTGGCGGTCACGTACTCGATGACGTAGCTGTTGCCGTTCAGTTCGGTCATGCCGCCGACCGAGGCGAAGGTGACGCGGTCGCCGGCAGCAAAGCCGTGCGCGGTGCTGGTGACGATACAGGGGTAGCCTTTGGAAATGGCGGTGACGGTCTTGGCGCCGCCGGTGCCGGTGGCGATTTGAAGGATGCTGCCCTGCGCGGAAATGGCATTGGAAGACATGGAATGCTCCTAGTGAAAAAACCCGCACAGGGCGGGCTGGTGGGGTAAAGCCTGCGGTTTCCGGCTATTGCCAGAGGTTGAAATCGATCAGCGTGCGCTTGGTGCCGGTGGTGGTATCGGTGTCGTTGATTTCCATGACCGGGATGCCCTTCAGGAGACCGCCGTCACGCACGGCAGCGCGGACGAGCTGCGCCAGGGCGTGGCTTTCGAGATGCGTGGCGTGGATGCAGGAAACCTGCAGGCGCACGGCATCGAGGCCGGACTCTCCCGAGAGCGCCACGACCGGCACAGTGGAAACGCGCTGGAAGACGATGGCGGCGCCGGTTTCGTTTTCCGGGCGGGTGCCTTCATGAATCCGCGTGGACACGACGGCGGTGATGGCCGCGGTGGTCGTCATCAAGGTGTAGAAAGCCTGCTCGATCATCTTGCGCGCCTTTCATACCGTTTGATGCGGGCGGCGATGCGGGCGGCGATGAGATCGACGGCATGCAGCTTGAGCTTTTCAAACGCGGGGCGCAGGAAAGGCCGGGCGGGCAGCCGCTCGGTGCCGAACTCGACGAAGCGCCAGTACCAGGCGTTTCGGTCGTGCTTTCTTTCACGCTGGCCGCTGCGCACGCCGACGTAGTAAGTCGCCTGGTAATTGCTGCTCTTTTCCTTGATCAACTTGGCGTAAAGGGCGCGGTCGGTGCGCCCGGTGTCGTCCGGATTGGTAGCCTTGGCTTCGTCGCGGATGGCGCGAGCGGCAGCGCCGACCCCGCCGCGCAGGGCGTTTCTTGCGATGTCCGGCCCCATCGTGCGCAGCTTGTCGGCCAGCTCGCTCAAACCGCTGATTTCCATGGTGACTTTATCGGCCATCCTGGACCCCATTCACGGCCATGATCTCGATCGTTCCTTCATAGGGGCCGGTGCCGTAGATCAGGCTGGTGATGTCGTAAGGCTGCGCGCGCCACCGGAGGCGCATGTCGTCTGCCAGCCCGCTGCGCTCACGGATCATGAAGCGCACGTCGACGGCTTTCTGCGCCTGGTTGGCGGCGAAAAACTCGCGACCGCGCAGCGGCTTGACTTCGGCCCAGACGGTGGCGACGTCGGACCAGGTGACGACCTCTTCGCCGATGGCGTTCTTGGTCACGCCCTTCGACTGGAAGGTGACGCGCTCGGTCATCTTGCCGGCGGCGATGCTCATGGATACACCCGGTATTCGTCGAGCAGGCCGTCGACGTAGGTGCGCGGCAGTTCGCTCAGGGTGGCGGTTTCGGTGGCCTCGCTGTGTTTGTACCAGGTGCCGATGGCGATCAGCATCCACATCTTGAGGGCGGCGAGCGCGGCGTCGCTGATGGCATGGCCGCAGGTGTAGCGGACGCGCACGGCGTTGGCTTGCTGGCGCGAGGTCGGCCAGGCGGTGCCGTAGGCGGGCACCAGGTAGCCGGGCAGCGAATCCTTGTCGAGCTGGTAGCCGGAGGGGTCGAGGGTCTGCTCGACGCCGGCGGTGTCGATGTACTTGAGCGAGGTGATGGCGGTGACGGGCGCCGGGTAGAGGGCGAAGGCGTCGGGGAAGGCGTCGAGGACCAGCTCCCAGGTTTGCGGGGCAAAGCCGCGCCCGGTCTTGTGCTCGGCGAGACGGCGGGCGGCGGTGATGAAGGCCGTCAGGCGGGCGTCGTTCTCGCTGCCGTCTTCCTTGACGTGCAGCTTGGCCTCGGCCAGCGTGACCGGCTCCGTCGTCGCCGCGGTGATCAGGGTGTAGGCCATCGGGTTTCCTAGTTGGTGGGTCGGCGGCCGCCGGCGGCGGACGGTCGGGTGGTGTTCTGGCTGGCCGGGCGGGCGCTGGCGATCAGGCGCGGGGCAAAGCCCGAGCCGGCAGGCGGCATGACCAGCGGGCGCTCGCCGCCGGAGAAGGTGTCGGCGCCGGTTTCGCTGACGGCAAAGGTGCCGGTGATGACGACGCCACCCGCGGCAATGAAGACGTCGGGCAGCTCGATCGCGGCGAAGTCGCCGGCAATGCCAACGCCCCAGGCAACCGTGCCGGCCGCGGCGAAGGCATCGGCGCCGGCCTCGCTGGCGGCGAGCGTGCCGAAGACCGGCGGCCCCCAGCTGACGGTTCCGCTGGCGGCGAAGGTGTCGGTGGCTTCGCTAACGGCCAGCGCGCCCTGGACAATGACTTTGCCGGTGGCGGCGAGCGTGTCGGCGGCTTCACTGGCGGCCAGGCTGCCGGTGATCGGCTGCCAGGCGACGGTGCCGCTGGCGGTGAAGCTGTCGCTGCCGCTTTCGGTGGCAGCAAGATCGCCGCTGATCGGCGCGCCCCAGCTGACGGTGCCGCTGGCCGTGAAGGTATCGGCGCCGGCCTCGGTGACGGCGAGCGCGCCTTTGACGATGACCTTGCCGGTGGCGGCAAAGCTGTCGGCGGACTCGCTGGCAGCCAGTGCGCCGCGGACGATGACGTCGCCCGATGCGGCGAAGGTGTCGGCGCCGGTTTCCGATACAGCCAGGCTGCCTTTGACAATGACCTTGCCGGCGCTGGCAAAGGTGTCCGAGCCACTTTCCGTAGCGGCCAGCGTGCCGGTAATGGCGGCGGCGCCCACCGTGCCACTGGCGGCGAAGGTGTCGCTGCCGGTTTCACTGACCGCCAGGCTGCCCTTGACGATGACCTTGCCGGTACTGGCGAAGGTATCCGCCCCGCTTTCCGTGGCGGCCAGGCTGCCGGCGATGAAGACGTCGCCTGTGCCGGCGAAGGTGTCGCTGCCGGTTTCGCTAACGCTCAGGCTGCCGGTGACCGGGGCCACCGCCTCGCGGATAACGACCAGGGCGCTGCCGCCGGTCTGCGCCACCGACAATGTCCAGCCGCAGGCGGCATCGGCTGTCGAGGTGCCGGCGGTGCAGGTGGCGGTAGCAGACGACGCCTCAAGGTCGTTGCCGGTGGCGGTCGAGCCTTCGGTGGCCGGGTTCTCGGTGACCGTGCCGATGGTGGCGCTGGTCGCCGAGAGCGTCGGCGTGCCGAAGGTGGCATTGTTGCCGGCGATAACCGTGGCGTGCAGCAGGGCATCGCCGTTGGTGATGTTGCCGCTGCTGCCGCTGGCGCTGGCTGAATAGCCGGTGCCGCTGCTGGTGTCGCTGCCGAAATAGGCGGCGGGCGTGTCGATCGCATAGCCGCTGGTCGGCCGGAAGGCATGCACGACGCCGAGCGTGACGTTGCCGGAGGTGATGCTGACACTAGGCGCCGCATCGCCGGACTGCCAGGCGCGGTAGAAAACCGACCAGGTGACCGAGCCGGTATCGATGCCGGACGTCGTACTGCCGTTGGTTTGCTGCGTGCCGAGGCGGGTCCAGCCGCTCGGCTCGTTGATCGTCGCGTTGTAGGGCTTGCAACTGACGAACAGGACCATCATGTCGCCCGCGGCCGGGGTAGCCGGCAAGGCAGGCGAGATGCTAGTCGAGCCGGACGCCCAGGCGCCGGCGGTCCGGATGGTTGCAGCCATTTACGGCAACTTAGGCGTGAGTAATGGTGGCGCTGTTGATGGTGACGGTCTGGCCGGCGGTGATGCTCAGGCTGTCCAGGTTGATGTCGCTGCCCGACAGGCCGACGGTGAGGCCGGTAACGATGTCGGTGCCGCCGCCGGCCGTGCGGATGCGGGCGGCCGCGGCGGTGCCGGTGTTGTCGGCGCTGGTGTCGGACTTCGGGAAGCCGGAGAAGGTGAGGACGCCGCCCGAGGCGGTGCCGGCGGTAGCGTTGAGCGAGATGGTGGCGAGGACGGAGGCCATGCCGGTGGTGCCGATCTCGAGCACGCCGGTGCTGCCGATGGCGGTGACGACGGCAGTCAGGCGGGCATCCTTGACGGCGGAGGTGTAGGTGACGGCCATGATTTATTCCTTTGCCTTGCGGCGCGTGGTTTTGGCGGGTTTTTCGGGGTTGACCGCAGTCGCTGCGGTCGGGGCGGCCAGGTATTCGGCGACGCGGGCTTCTTCAACGAGGTGCCGGGCAAAGGCTTCGCTGACGCGGGCGATGTCGCCGCGGGCGAAGCCGCCGAGCATGCTGTTGGC